AGTAGGTTTGATGTGGAACGACAGAGCCTTGATAGTATTAAATGCAGTAGCAACTTTTGTATTACTAACAGGTATAATTAAATTATTTATTTAGGAGGGAACTATGACAGCAAAAGAAATGACAGATAATAACTTTATAAACTTTCAAGATGATTTCTATAATCTTTTAGAAAAGTATGGAGTTGATAAGATTGATATTGAACATCCACAGTTTAATAGTATTTGCAATCTTAGAAATAAGATAGTAGAATTTATTGAACAAGAAACGTGGAGTAATTAATGAACATATTTTATTTTGATGAGTGTCCAATAAAGTCAGCACAAGCACAGCCTGATAAGATGCTGGTAAAGATGCCACTTGAAACTGCACAGATGCTATGCACAGCACATAGAGTATTAGATGGTGATGATTATGCAGATGCTAACGGACTTTACAAAGAAGCATACAAGAATCATCCTTGTACTATTTGGGCTAGAGATTGCTATGATAATTATGGATGGCTATATAATCACTTTATTGCATTAGGAGATGAATATAAATATAGGTATGGTAGAGAGCATGGTAGCATTACTAAATTAAAAACTGCTTTGTATTTTAAACCTGATAACATTGAAGACAAAGGAGAAATGACACCACTAGCACAGGCTATGCCTGATGAATATAAAGATGATGACCCTATCAAAGCATATAGGAATTATGTTATACATGAAAAACATTATGCACAATGGAACAAAAACAGAGAACAACCAACATGGTGGAGACTATAATATGTACGAAGGATATAAAAAATTAAACAAGGATGAGTACCGAGAGTTTGAGTCTTGGATTCAGGCTAATAATCAAGAGCTTTATGAGAACAAAATAGCTTATGAAGTTTGCTGGAAAGAGGATGAATATTATTATGTTAAACTTTGTGATGAAAGTATTTATACATTAAATGATATTTTGCTTGACATTCATCAAGGATTAGTGTAGAATGTGCAACATGACATCGAGTAACCAAAGAACTTTAAGCCCTCTATCTCCAAATATAAAACTATTTGGTTTGGCTTCAGTCCATGACTTCGAGAGTAGTCAGCTCACAACTCTCCCAGTTTTTAACCAACTTCTAATAACTAAACCTAGGAGGTAAATATGATAGTAGAAGGAACTGCGTATTGGGCTAGTATTAAAGAGCCTAATACAACTTACGAACCTATGTACACAATCAACTTAGTTGTTGATGAAGAGACAGCAAATGACTTTGCTTCTCGTGGACATACCATTAAGCAGATGGATGAAGGTTCTGCTGTAGTAATTAAAAGGAAAGTCAATGGACCAAATGGTATGGTCAGAGTTGCTCCTAGATTACTAGACCAAAACAAACAGGAAGTAAATCTTGCTGTCGGTAATGGCTCTAAAGTTAGAGTCCAATATAATGAATACGATTGGGAGTATGCAGGTAAGACAGGAAAAGGTCTTGACTTACAGGCTGTTCAAATTGTAGACTTAGTAGAGTATAAATCATCTGATGGCTCTGAGTTCTTTGATGAAGACGAGGAGTTTTAATAATGATTATTACTATTAAAAATGATGATGGTGAATCAGTCTTTGATGTAACAAAGATTGAGGACGAGCAAAGAAAAGCTAATGCTAATATTTCTATCACTAAGATAGGTACTTTAAATACTATAGTAGAAGCTTTGAACTTTGCTTCGCAAGGTCATCAGAATAATCTTGAAGCTGTGCTAAAGGAATCTCCTGAAGCTATGGTTGAGCAAGAAGAGGAAGCAGATACATCTGAAGACTCAGAATAAATATAAATCGGCTAGGTGTAAAAGCCTAGCCACATTTCTAATGGAGATAGAATGCAACAAGAACGAACTCAATTTATTAAACACAAATTACCTTGTCCTAAATGTAGTAGCAGTGATGCTGTTTCTCTAAATGAGAATGGCTCTGCTAAATGCTTTAGTTGTAATACATTCTTTACAGACTATGAGAATGAATCAACAGGTAAGGTAGTTGAAATGACGAGTAAACCTAAACCTGATAATACATTCCTTACATCTTATACTGGTGCTTATGGTGCTTTAACCGACAGAGGTATCTCTGAAAAGACAGCAACTAAGTTCGGTGTTAAGATAGTTAAAGATAGAAATAATAATGTCACCCAACATATCTATCCATACTTTAATGGTAATGAAGTTGTTGGTACTAAGACTAGGTTTGTAGCTAATAAAGGCTTTACTACTAATGGTACTTTTGAAGACACAGGTTTATTCGGAGAGCAACTGTATGGAAATACAGGTGGTAAGTATCTGACAATTACTGAAGGTGAGTGTGATGCTATGGCAGTACATGAACTCTTTCAAGGTAAGTGGTCAGTAGTATCTCTTAAACGTGGAGCTTCGGCTGCTGTTAAAGATATACGAGAGAGTATTGAATTTGTAGAATCATTTGAAAATGTAGTCTTATGTTTTGATAATGACAAGGCAGGTAAAGAAGCTGCAAAAGCTGTAGCTAAAATACTAAAGCCTAACAAAACTAGAATCATGACATTTCCGAATGGATATAAAGATGCAAATGAAATGCTTAAACAAAACAAATTCCAAGAGTTTACTCAAGCATGGTGGAATGCTAAGACATACACACCTTCAGGTATCATGGAACTATCATCACAGAAAAGTGATTGGTTACATAGAGAAGAGAAGGAGAGTATTGCATATCCATGGGAAGGCTTGAACAAGAAACTATATGGAATGCGTAAAGGAGAACTGGTAACACTTACAGGTGGAACAGGACTCGGAAAGTCTAGTGTAACTAGAGAGCTTGAACATTGGCTCATTAAAAACACAGACGATAATGTAGGTATTGTAGCACTTGAAGAGAACTGGTTAAGAACTGCTGATGGTATCTTATCCATTGAAGCTAACGATAGAATTTATTTATCGGAAAAAAGAAAGAACTATACTGAAGAGGATTTACTTACTTTGTTTGACAAAGCAATCCCTGAAGGTAGAGTTTATATTCATGCTCATTTAGGTGCTACAGACATTGATGATATCTTTGCCAAGCTTAGATATATTATCGTAGGATGTGAATGTAAATGGGTGGTAGTTGACCACTTACATATGCTTGTCAATGTTCTCCATGAAGGAGATGAGAGACGAGGTATTGATATGCTAATGAATAAATTACGTAGTCTTGTAGAAGAAACAGGAGTAGGTATGATATTAGTATCTCACTTACGTAGAGCTAGTGGTGATAAAGGACACGAGCAAGGTATCGAAGTATCTCTATCACACTTAAAAGGCTCACAAGGTATAGCACAGTTATCTGATTGTGTGATTGCACTAGAAAGAAACCAACAAGCAAGTAATCCTGAAGAAGCAAACACCACTAAGGTTCGTGTATTAAAATCTAGATATACAGGTGATACAGGTTTGGCTTGTGGTCTTAGATATAATCCTGATACTGGTAGATTGTTTGAAGTATCAGAGGAGGAAACATTTGACAATGAACAATTCTAAAATAGTATTTGACATAGAAGCTGATGGACTTCACCCTAATAATGTGTGGTGTATTGTAGCCAAAGAACTAAATGGTAAGATACATACATTTGATAACACACAGATAGAAGAAGGAATTAAATTCTTACAACAAGCTGACACACTTATAGGTCACAACATCATAGGTTATGATATACCTGTACTAGAAAAACTTTACGGTGCTAAGTTTAATTGTAAGATAGAAGATACACTTGTTATGTCAAGACTATTCAATCCTGTTCGTGAGAATGGACATGCTTTAAAAGCTTGGGGTTGGAGAGTCGGACTGTTAAAACAAGAACAGCCTGAAGACTTTGATTCATATACTCCTGAGATGTTAGAGTATTGTATTCAAGATGTGAAATTAAATGAAGCTGTTTATAATTATCTTATAAAAGAAGGACAAATATTTAGTCAAGTTTCTATAGAACTTGAACATCAAGTAGCTAGTATAATTAAAGACCAAGAACGTAATGGATTCTTTTTTAATACTCAGAAAGCTATGGAGTTATTAGCTGAACTTAAAGCAAAACAACTTGAGGTAGAAGAAGAAGTACATAATACTTTTAAACCTAAGTTAGTTGATGATAAGTTAGTAACTCCGTATGTCAAAAAAGATGGAACTTTATCTAAACGTGGACTTACTGATGAAGAGTATGACACTTGTATGACACAGAATAACTTTGAACCTTTTATGAGACAAAAGTTAGTTGACTTTAATTTAGGTAGTCGTAAACAAATAGGAGAATATCTTATAGACTTTGGCTGGAAGCCTGTTAAATTCACACCTACAGGTCAGCCTATAGTTGATGAAGGTACTCTCAAAAAGATTGAACACATACGAGAAGCTAAATTAATTGCAGACTTTTTACTTTATCAAAAAAGAATTGCACAAGTTACATCTTGGATAGATGAACTTAAAGATGATAGAGTTCACGGAAGTGTCATACCTAATGGAACTATTACAGGTAGAATGACACACAGAAATCCTAACATGGCACAAGTTCCAAATGCAGGTTCTCCATATGGTAAAGAGTGTCGTTCATGTTGGACTGTACCTGAAGGTTATAAACTTGTAGGTATAGATGCTAGTTCTTTAGAACTTAGAATGTTAGCACATTACATGGATGACTCTGATTATATTGAAGAAGTAATTAATGGAGACATACATACTACTAATCAAAATCTTGCAGGTCTTAAAACAAGAGACCAAGCTAAGACATTTATTTATGCATTAGTTTATGGTGCAGGTGATGCTAAGATTGGTAGTGTAGCAGGTGGAGGTATTAAGAAAGGTAAAGAACTAAAACAAACTTTCTTCAAGAACTTACCTTCACTTAGAAGTCTTAAAGATAAAGTACAGAAAGCTTCTGAACGAGGTTTTCTAAAAGGATTAGATGGTCGTAAGATATATGTACGTAGTCAACATGCTGCACTTAATACTTTATTACAAGGCGGGGGTGCCATTGTTATGAAGAAAGCTATGTGTATCTTACAAGATTTAATAAACTTAAATACTCTTGATGCTAAGTTTGTTGCTAATATACATGATGAATGGCAGATACAAGTCAAAGAATCTCAAGCAGAAGCTGTAGGTAAACTTGGAGTTGAAGCTATTGAGAAAGCAAGTGAGTATTTTAATATGCGTTGTCCTTTAACAGGAGAATACAAAATAGGAGAGAATTGGTATGAAACACATTAAAGAAAAGTCAGCCAGTAGAAAAGGAGACTTAGCTGAATATTATGCTGTAACTTGGTTATGGGATAATGGATATGAAGTATTTAAAAATTGTGGTTGTGATGGACTTATAGATTTAGTAGTCAGAGACCCTGAAGGTAACATTAAATTAGTAGATGTTAAGACAGCAGGATTAAAAAAGAGAACTAATCAGAAGTCACATTGGCAATCAAAATCAACAAGAACTCCGGAACAAGTAAAAGCAGATGTTAGATTTTTACTATACATTCCAGAGACAAGAAAATTAAGGTGGGTAAAACATCGTGAAAAATAAAAAAGATATTGACAAAACTGAATTAGATAGTTATAATAAATTTACGTCTGAATCTGGACATTGGTATGCTCAAGATGGTGAGCCTATGTATACAATCATAGGTGCTAATGGTAAAGAAAGAAATACAACACTTAGAGATGCTAAAAGTCTAGGTCTTGTTCCTTCTGTTACTACTATCTTAGGTATGATAGCCAAGCCATCTTTAGAAAACTGGAAGATAAATCAAGCTTTAAATTCTGCACTTACTCTTGAAAGAAAAGAGGGAGAATCTCTTGACTCTTTTACTTACAGATGTAAAATAGATTCTAAAAAGATTGGCATGGAAGCTGCAAAGAAAGGTACTAAGATTCACTATCAAATTGAAAAAGGATTCTTAGGTATATCTAAAACTAAACCTTATAAGCTTATTAAGGCTTGGTTAGATGAGAACTTTCCTAATGAAGAATGGATAGCAGAAGATTCTTTCTGTGCTGATTCAGGCTATGGGGGCAAGATAGATTTATATTCCAAGTCAGGAATCTTTGTTGACTTTAAAACTAAAGATAACTTAGAAGGCAAAGACCCTGCTAAATTAGTTTATGATGAACATGGGATGCAGTTATCAGCATATGCTCAAGGTTGTAATATAGATAATCCTCAGAGAGTTTCTATCTTTGTAGACAGGGCTGATACAGGATTAATATTGTTTCATGTTTGGGATGAAGAGTCTCATGAAAGACATCTAGGTATGTTTAATGCTATACTTGAATACTGGAAGCTAGTTAAAAACTACGATTCTTCTATTGCTAATGCCTAGAAGAGTACCAAGAAAACCAAGACCTAAGAAAACAAATGTTCCTAAAGGCTATGATAGTATTTGGGAATATGAAATACACCAAACAGTTTTAAAAGATTGGAGTCATCATTGGGACAACATAAAGTATGTAGTTAAACATACATATGAACCTGACTTTGTAAAAGTTATAGATGATAAAACCATATTGATTGAAGCCAAAGGTAGATTTTGGGACTATGCAGAGTATAGTAAGTACATACATATTAGGGATGCTTTACCTGATAATTATGAGTTAGTCTTTCTTTTCCAAAAGCCTTTCTCTCCAATGCCGGGAGCAAAGGTAAGAAGAGACGGAACAAAAAGAACTCATGCAGAGTGGGCAGAAACAAATAACTTTAGATGGTATAACGAAGAAAGTTTACCAAAGGAATGGAAGAGTAGTGAATTATAAATTTAATGAAGATAAAATTGTAAATGAAATCAAGGCTTATATAGGTAATACTTATGACCAGCATTATGCTAATGGTAAGTATCAGGCAACAGATATGATAATTGATTCAGGATATGGAGAAGGATTCTGTCTTGGAAACATTATGAAGTATGCTATGAGGTTTGGAAAAAAGAATGGAAAAAATAATTTAGACTTGTATAAAATAATACATTATGCTATAATAGCAATACATATAAATAATAAGGAACAGGATAATGGTTGAGGATAAAATAGGAACTAAGCCTTACTTAGGAATTGAAATAGACTATGATAAAGAAAAAACATTTGATAAGTTTAGTCTAGACACACTCAAAGATAGATATTTTTGGGAAGGAGAAACACATGCACAAGAAGCATTCGCAAGAGCCTCGGTCTTCGGAGCAACATTCAAAGGCGAGACAGATTTTGAACTGGCTCAAAGACTTTACAACTACTCTTCCTCTAGGTGGTTCATGTTTAGCACTCCTATACTTAGTAACGGGGGTACCACTCGTGGGCTTCCTATCAGTTGTTTCCTTAATTATGTTCCTGACAGTAGGAGTGGTTTATCTGCTCACTATGATGAGAATATATGGTTGGCGAGTTCAGGTGGAGGCATCGGTGGATATTGGGGCGATATTAGGAGTAACGGTATTTCTACTACTCATGGCAGTCGTTCTACTGGTTCAATTCCTTTCATCCATGTAGTTGATTCACAGATGTTAGCCTTTAACCAAGGCACAACAAGACGTGGAAGCTATGCAGCTTACATGGATATATCACACCCTGAGATTGAAGAGTTCATTAACATGAGAAAAGAATCAGGTGGAGATATTAACAGGAAGAATCTTAATCTACATAATGGTATAAACATTACAGATGCTTTCCTTGAAGCTGTAGAACAAGATGAAGATTGGAGATTGATTGACCCTAAGACTAACGAAGCTGTTAAAGTTATAAATGCTAGAGACTTATGGTGGCAAATAATAAATGCTAGAGCTGAAACAGGTGAGCCTTATATGATTAATATTGATAGGTGTAACGAAGCTTTACCTAAACAACAAAAAGATTTAGGATTAAAGATACGTCAAAGTAACTTATGTTCTGAAATAACTTTACCAACTGACGAAGAAAGAACAGCAGTATGTTGTTTATCTTCTGTTAACTTAGAATACTTTGATGAATGGTCAAAGGACGATAACTTTATACAAGATTTAATAACCATGCTTGATAATATAATTCAACATTATATTGACAACGCAATAGATACAACACAACTAGGAGAATATAGTGCGAATTTTAAAAGGTTTCAAAAATATGTTAAAGAAGGTAAGGAAGGCTTTACCAAGTCTGCCTACTCAGCGTATCGAGAAAGAAGTCTCGGTCTTGGTGCTATGGGTTTCCACGCTTATCTTCAACGCAGGTCAATACCTTTCGAAGGTATTTTCGCATCTGGGTTTAACTATAAGGCATTTACTTACATTAAACTTAAAGCAACGGAAGCAACTAAAGAACTCGCTACTGAGAGGGGTGAGGCTCCTGACATTAGTGGTAGTGGTATGCGTAATGCTAATCTTCTTGCTATTGCTCCTAACGCTAGTAGTGGTATCATCTGCAGTGGGACTTCTCCTAGCATCGAGCCTTACAGGGCTAACTGCTATACTCACAAAACTTTATCCGGTAGTTACCAAGTCAAAAACAAATACTTAGAAAAGCTTTTAAAATCTAAAGGCTTGAAAGCTGATGAGTTGACTGCACTATGGAAAGACATTGCAGGTACTGACGGTTCTGTTCAACACTTAGATATTCTTACTGATGATGAGAAAGAAATATTTAAAACAGCCAATGAGATAAATCAAATATGGATTGTTGAACATGCTTACAAAAGACAAGAGTTTATTTGTCAAGCACAGTCAGTTAATCTATTCTTTACTTTACCAAAAGCAACAGAACCTCAAGAAGTACATGATGAATATATGCAGTACGTAAATGATGTTCATTGGTATGGTATGAACAAACTTAAATCGCTTTACTATTTCCGTTCTAATGCAGCAAGAACTGTTGAGAATGTAAATGTTAAAGTGCCTAGAATTAATTTAGAAGATACTGAGTGTCTTGCTTGTGAAGGTTAATGAGTCAGTGGCACGGAGGAAAAGGTTCTAGACGTAGGAACCCTAACGAAAAAAAGTACCAAGAGAATTGGGACAAAATATTTAATAACAAAAAGAAAAAGGAAAAGAAAAATGAGCTTACTAAAAACTAGAGACTACTACAAACCATTTGAATATCCATGGATGTTTGACTACTATGTATTACAGAATCAAATGCATTGGATGCCTGAATCTGTACCACTACATACAGATGTCAAAGACTGGCAAGAACTTACACCAGTTGAAAAGAATTTACTTACACAAATATTTAGATTGTTTACTCAGTCAGATGTAGATGTAGGTGCAGGATATATAGATAAGTATATGCCTTTGTTTAAGAAACCTGAAGCAAGAATGATGATGGGTTCTTTTGCAAACATGGAATCAATACATCAACATGCTTACAGCTTGTTACTTGATACAGTTGGAATGCCTGAGATAGAGTATAAAGCTTTTGCAGAGTATGAAGAGATGTCAGACAAGCATGATTATGTTGGTAACTTTAAACCTACCAAAGCTAAAAAAGAAAGTATTGCAAAAACTTTAGCAGTCTATTCAGCTTTTACAGAAGGACTACAGTTGTTTAGTAGCTTTGCAATCTTGTTAAACTTTCCAAGGTTCGGTAAGATGAAAGGTATGGGACAGATAGTAACCTATTCTATACGTGATGAATCTATGCACGTTGAAGCAATGACAAAGTTATTTAGAGAGTTTATAAAAGAGAACATAGAAATATGGACAGATGATTTTAAGAAAGAACTATATGAGATATGTAGACATATGGTTACACTTGAAGATAAGTTTTTAGATTTAGTATTTGATATGGGAGATATTCAAGGACTAACTAAAAAAGATATGTATGCTTACAATAGATACATAGCTGACAGAAGATTATTACAACTTGGTCTTAAAACTAACTATGACCAACGTGAGAATCCTTTAGGTTGGATTGACGAAGTTACAGGCGTAGAGCATCAGAACTTCTTTGAAGGTCGTGCTACTACATATATGAAAGCAGGTCTAAGAGGGAGACAAGATAACATTACATTCACAGGAATAGAAAGATGAGAACAAAAAGAGAAGAAGCCAAGTTATTAGGCTATGAGCTTCTTTATAATCGAGCAGGTAATTTAGTAACTGAAAGAACTTCAGTAGATATATCTAAACTTAAAAAGTATTTTACTAAGGAAGAATATGCAACATTGCAAACTGTAGTACGAGAAGCTACGAAAAAGCTAGATGAAGTGCATAATTATATCGAAGCTAACTTAAATGCTCGAAAAATGACAGATTAGAGAAAATTGACCTCACCAGATGCTCTGTATTAACATATCTGATAGTACCTAATACGATTGCTTCAGATGTAAGAACTTTTTAATACAGAGTTTCTCTGTTCCTCTGAGAGGATTTAACTATTTTTACTGTAAAATTTAGATTATTTTTATTATAGACTGCAAAGACCAGAACATAATTAGCATAGACCAGAAAAACATACAGAATTTACAGTTCCGTCCAGCTTTGTAACTTTTAAATGTTGGTTTTAGTTTCATATTAATTTATCGTTTATCCAAAAAGCTAATAACATAAAACCAAATACAGATACTTGTATTATAGAAGCTACAGTAATTTGTTTCATTGGATGTACCTCTACAATTTTTTCTATCCAAGATTCACTTGGAGAAAGATTAACTACTTGTAATACTTTTCTATCATTTAATTTCATAATTGTTCTAACACACTTACTATAAATAAAAATATAAATATAGAGATAACAGGTATTTCAAATTTAAGTTTTTCTTTCATATTTATTTTGATAAAGGTTTGTAAATAAAGAAAGCCGATAATAAACCTGCACCTACTCCTGTTGCTAAAGCTTCAGTCCAAAAAGGACCAAAGTGAGTTGGATGTACTAATAAGTCTGCAACAAAAGTACAAACCCCTAGAATAATTGCTGGTGCATATTTATGTTGCATAAAGTTTTGATACCAAGACTTCTTAGTAAGCGATGCTAAAGTAGCTGCAATAATACCAGTCACATTAGCTTTCCAAAAATGTGTAAAGGTTAATGCTGATAAGTCACCTTCTACCATCATTGGGTAACAAACAGCAAATGCCTTTGCCCAGTTTTGATAGAACTCAGTATTTTTAATTTTATTTATTATTTCCATTTTGTTTCTTATATGCCTCCAACTCTGTTCTTAATACAATAACTTCTTTTTCTAATTTTATCACCTGTTCTTCTAATACTCTTATATCAGGGAATATATATTTATTTTGATTAGCTCTTAGATTTTGTATCTCTCTTTCATTAAAATCTATTTTTTCAGTAGTGTAAGCATAGCCCCAAACAGCTACAGCTATAACACCTATAATCTGTAGAAGATAACTAAGAGATATATTTAAAGTTGACTTATCATCAACCTTGGCTAACTCACTCATTTGCCTACGCCTTTTATTCTTTCAAAACTTCTCATACCACCAAGACCAAGCATACCCATTAATACAGGTAGCATAGTAGATGTATCTGCTTGTGGTACATCAATACCAAAAGGTGCTAATAAAGGACTAATTAAAAAGTTAACTGCAAAACCTGCAACACATACCCAAGCTGTTGCTGGTCTCCAAGATGATTGAAACCAATTACCTTTAGCTTCTTCTTTGTTGACTTCTATTTGTGCTTTAGCAATTTCGTGTATATGTTTTTCAGACATAGTAGCAATCTCATGTGCAATCTTTTGTTTAGTGTCAGCATCTGGAATAAATTTATCTAATAGTTTACTCACTGGCTGTATTAATTTATCTATCATTCTTAGCTCCTAATACCATTTTCTGTAATTCAATACTTCTTCTGCCCACTTGTTTAAACCAACGACTATCTTCCATTTCAATAGCCATCTTCTCCCAGTCATGTTCTCTACAAGCTTTCAACATGTTACGAAACTTAGAAAGCTTTGAAGCTCCTAAATTAAAACACATGTTTACTAACACTCTTTGTATAACTTCAGGAAGCTCATCCCAGTCTTCGTGTCTTCCAAAGACATGTATAGCTTCCATGTAGTGTCTATCGAAGTCATCGTCATAATACATATCAACAACTTCTTGAGGTACTTTAGTTCCTACTTCCCATTTATATTCAGGGTCTTGAGGTTGACAAAGATGTCCAATTCCTAAAGTTTTATAACCTAAACTATCTAAATAGATTTCTAAGACTTCACCCTCGTGTCGTTTTATTTCAGATTTACAAAGTTTTATGTTCATAAATTTTGTCTATTAATAATAGAAAGAATTGAAGGTTCCATGATATTATATTCTATATCTCCACCTAAACTTTTTCCTTTTAATTTTGATTTAGTTAAATCTTTTTTAATTACATTAATTCCTATTAAAGGAAACAATTCATCTGTTTCAGAATTTAATTCTTTTGTTAAATCTCTCCACCAATTTCCTGAGTTCCATCTAATATTATCTCTTTGATTTTTAGATAAATCTAAAGCTAACATTGCAATTTTTTCTCTAACTATTTCGTTTTGTTCAGCTAATGGTTTCCCATTTAAAATAGTTTCTTCTGGTTTTATATTTGCTTCTACTTCATATAAAGACGGAGAATCATCTTGTGCTTTTCTTTTCTTTACTTCATCTCTATATTTTTTACCATACATTTTATCAATATCTCTATCGGTTAGATTAGTATATTTTTGTGCAATTTTTTTGTCATCTGTAAAATAAAAACCTTTACCTAATGCACCTTTTTGAGCTTTTGATATATCAAATTTATTAAAGAATCTTCCTGACCCGTGAAATAATCTAATTAGTCCACCAACTACATAAGGCTCTCTATAACTTACAAAATCATCACCAAGTCCATAACCAACTTCTTTAAAACTTCTAACTATTTTTTTAACAGTTTCATTTCGATATCCATAATCTTTTAAATAAGTCTCGGCTTCTTTAACAGTAATTTGTCCATCCATTAATAAATCATAAACATCTTTTGCAGATTTATTAAACTTAGATTCAGAAACTGCTTTAGCTGATTTAGGTTTTAAAGTTTCTAAATAGTCTGGGTTTAAATAATTTTTTCTTAATCTTTTACTACTTCTTTGTTTACCTTTAATTGTTTTAGTTAAAGCTTTTGCTAATCCACCAAC